GGAAGAGATCCAGGACGCGCACGGCGGCGATCTGAGCGAAGCGCTGGACCCGGACCACGCCATCAAGGGCGCAACAGAGTTCCTCACCGCGATGCTCAACGACTACGCGGACGAACAGGGATGGCCGGAGCGCTACACCCGGAAACAGGTGACGCGGAAGCTGTCCTTCGGGGAGCTTGCGAACGGTCTGACCGCCCAGATCATGGGCATGGTCATCCGGTCGATGGCCGTGCCGGGTAAGGCCGCAAATGCACCGAAACCGGAGACGCCGGACGACATTCCGCCCGAGAACTCGGGAAACTGACCGACCGGGCAGGCCGATCCGACGGGATCGACTTCGCCCGGTTTCTCTCTATCTGGCTTTTCGATTGCCATGAGCCGGAAGAACTCTTCTGGCGGACTATGAACCCGTCGAGGCTCGCCCAGCTGTACAGCGCCAGATTTCCAAACGGCGTGCCCAACGGTGTCCGCAGCGGACACCTCAGCGGGTACCCGGCGCAGGCGGCAGCCCTTCCGGCCGGGGTACGGTATGTGGACCTGTCCCCCAGGGCGGACGATGAGGATGACGGGGCACGCCTCGCAGCCTATTTCCTCGGAGGTGAGTAACAATGCCAAGTACGACCAGACGGGTCGGCGCTCGCGTCGAGCTGGACGGCGAAAAAGAATATAAGCAGGCGCTCCAGGAACTGAACACCGGAAACAAGACCCTCGCCTCGGAGATGCGGAAGCTGCAGGCGGAGTACAAGGGCAACACCGAGAGCACCGAATACCTGACCAAGGCGGGAGAACTTCTCGAGCGCCAGCTCCTGCAGCAGCAGGACAAGGTGAAAAAACTGCAGGAGGCCGTCGCCCACGCCGCGAAAGAATACGGCGAGGCGGACAGCCGGACGCAGAGCTATGTCCAGCAGCTGAACAACGCGGAGGCGGAAGAGTTTAAGCTCCAGCACGCCATCGAAGAGAACACCGAGGCCCTGAATGACCAGGGCGAGGAGATGCTGGGACTCGGCGACACGGTGGACGCGCTGGCGGATAAGTTCGGCATCAAACTGCCGAAGGGCGCGAAGGACGCGCTCAACGGGATTCGGGGACTCTCAGCCGGAACCGTGGCCGCTATGGCCGCGGCAGTCGCCGCGATCGCCGCGGTGGTGAAGGTCGTGCAGGAACTCGGTCAGCTCACGCTGGACGTGGCTGCCCAGGTGGACGACTATATCACCCAGAGCGCGATCACCGGCGTCCCGACCGAGATGCTGCAGGCATGGGACTACGCCGCGCCCCTGATCGACACGGACGCCGAGACCATCAAGGGCGCCATGACCAAGATCACCAAGGCCATGGGCGACGCCGCAGGCGGCAGCGAGGACGCGCAGGCAAAGTTCTCGGCACTGGGCGTCAGCATCGTCGATGAGACGACCGGCAACCTCCGGAGCGCGGAGGAGGTCTTCTACGACGTGGTGGACGCCCTCGGCCAGATGGACGCAGGCGCGCAGCGTGATGCCATCGCCATGGAGCTCATGGGAAAGAGCGCCCAGGAGCTCAACCCGCTGATCAACGCGGGCAGCAAGGCGCTGAAGCAGTACGGCGCAGAGGCGGAGGCGGCAGGCTACATTCTGGACGAATACCAGATCCAGAAGCTGGGCGCCGTGGACGACGCCTACCAGAAGCTGCAGCTCACGATTGAGGCCAACCGGAGGCAGCTGGCCGCGGACTTTGCGCCGGCGGCCCAGTCGGCCATGGAGCTGTTCTCCGACGTCGTCCGGAAGGCCGGCGAGATGCTGGAGCGCTCCGGACTGATCACCAACCTCGCGAGCATCATCCAGAGCCTGATCGACATCCTGCGGACCGGCGGGGAGATTCTGACCGGGCTCCCGGGCTTTAACACCGCGCTGGACGCGCTGCGGGTCACGCTCGGCGCGGTGGCGCAGTTCGTGGCCGTGATCGCGGACGCGGCGGACCTGATCAAGAGCGTGCTGAGCCTGGACTTCTCCGGTGTCAAGAACGCGCTCGGCTTCGGCTACGGCAGCGGGAACGCGAACAACTACCAGCGGACCGTCATGCAGCAGAACGGCACCTGGGATCAGTATGCGAGCTTCTACGGCTACAACGCCGGCGGCACGGAGAACTGGCGCGGCGGTCTGACCTGGGTCGGCGAAGCCGGTCCGGAGCTAGTGGACATCCCGCAGGGCAGCCGCATCTACAGCAACCAGGAAAGCCAGCAGATGGGCGGCGACACGATCTTCAACATCACCGTCAACGGAATCCGCGAGCTCGATGAGATTGTTACCTGGTACAAAACCAGACAGACGATGGAAAGGATGGCATGACATGGCAAGCAGGACCATCACACTGGCGATCACGAAGAGCGGGTACGTCCGCGAGCTGGAGCCGACGGTCGTGTTTCCAACGGAAGCCGGGGGCGAGTATAAGGTCTCGAGGGACTTCGTCGGGTCTGTCGCGTACAAGAACGGGCTCTGCTTCGGGTTTGAGGCTCTGCCGGACCGGCTGAAGTATGCCAGGATCTACAGCATCGCCATCACGCTCAGTATTAAGAAAAATACCGATGCCGCCATAACCGTCAGCTCTGATCCCATCGAAGACTTCGACCCGGAAACGCTCACCTATGCCAACCGGAAGCAGGTCGTCACGTCGTCGGCGCCCTACTTCGGCGGAATGACCCAGGCCTACAGCGATGTAACCAGCACCTTCCTGAATACTGTTTCCGCCGCTGACCTGTCCCGCATCTCTGTCGCGTATCTCCGGTCTCTGGCCTTTATCATCCAGAACATCATCCAGGACAAGACGATCACAATCGACGCAAAACCGGAGCTGACCGCCGGCGGAACTCCCTATATCACCGTAACCTATGACGACGCAGCCACCGTCTCAGACAGCATCAGCATCACGAAACCGATCGGCGGAAGCTATCCGGGAACGTTTAACGCGACAGCGCCTCAGACGGTCGAATGGGAGCTTCTGCGCGACAGTTCCGACCAGTACTACTGCTACGCGGAAACCTTCGAGCAGGCGTCCGCAGTCTTCTACTGGCGGAAGCAGGGCGAAACAGCCTGGAATCAGATTCCGGTCTCGGGCTCTGAAAAACGCCTGGTCATCCCGAAAAACACCTTCGCGACAGACCCGGAGACTCCGTACGAGTATTACATCTCCGCAACCGACGTCCTCGGGAATGTGCTGACCAGCGGCGTCTCCACCTGCCTGGCGGTGGCCAACATTATCGTGCCTCTGTACGGAAGCGGGCAGTCCCCGTTCTGGTATTATTTCAATCCGCACACACCCCTCACCTTCTACTGGGCAGTCTACACCATGACGGGAGAAGGCTCCGACTCTGAAAGCATGAGAGAGTACGGCACGCCGGGAAATGTGACCATCGAGTGGCGGGCCGGTCTGGACGGGGAAATCCACACTTTTGACGTCCCGGTCTTCGGCGTTTCCCAGTATACCGTACCGGCGGACACCTTCCCGGCCGTGGAGCTTATCCTCTACAGAATCAACGGCACGGACTCCACCGGCTACACCTGCACCGCCATGACCAACTGGCTCCGGTTCAGTACAGCCGCAGGGCCCGTCACCTCGACGGCCATCGCCCCTCTGAACTCCGTCGAGAAGAACAACCAGGAGATCACCTTCCTCTGGCAGTTCTCCAGTGATGACGGCAACCCGGCCAGTCGGTTCGAGCTGCTCTGGAGAACCTACGGAGCCGCGAGCTGGACCACGCTGTACAGCAGCTCCGAGATCGTAACACAGTACACGGCAGCGGCCGGGACCTTCCCGGTGGGGCAGATCGAATGGGCCATTGTCCCGTACAACCTCGACGACATCGCCGGAAACTATACCGTCAACAGCTTCATCGCTTACGGCGCGCCAGAACCGCCGCTGGTTACCGCAACGGCCGTACCGTTCACGACGATCACCTGGCAGTCCGACGGGCAGCAGGCCTTTGAGGTCGACATCGACGGGACCGTCTACGGCGTCTACTTCGGTGACGACAAGGCCTTCTCTCCCCCGGCCCGCCTTGAGGACGGAGAGCACACAATCCGCGTCAGGATCGCCGGCACCTACTACCTCTGGTCTGAGTGGAGCAGTACGACCATCGTGATCGAAAACGAATCGGCGGCCGGCGTTTACCTCTCCGGCGAAGCTGCCACCGACGTAAACCTCAGCTGGGAGACAGACGCAGAGACGGGCGATTTCTACGTCTACCGGGACGGGGCGTTCATCGCCAGGACCGACGCCTACACCTTCGCCGACCGGCTCGCAAACGGTGAGCACAGCTACCAGGTCCTCAACAGGCTGCCGGACGGGAATTACTGCATCAGCCAGGAGATCACCGTCGGAACGATCGGTGTCGGGACGTTTATCGCCGCAGCAGATCAGCCGGGCGGCTGGCTGAAGCTCAAATACTCCACCGAGCAGGAGCGGACGCTGCAGATCGGTGCGAACGCCGTCAGCGTCTTTTATCACTTTGCCGGGGACAAGTTTCCCCGAGGTTTCACAAGCGGCTACCTCAACTCGCAGATCACATTATCCGCAGCGTTCAAGATCGACCAAGAGGAGGAGATCCTCGCCTTCGAGGCTCTGCTCGGGAGACCGGTGATCATCAAGCACGACGCCGATCCCGTCATCGTCGGCAAGATGACCGCCTGGAACAAGTCCGTCCCCCGGTGGGCCTGGGTGAGCTACACCATCAACGTGGAGCAGATCGAATGGGAGGATTTTGCCGATGAGAGATCATGAGGTCATCCGGTACCTGCTCCTGCGGAACGGAATCACCTGCGGGGAGCTGTTCCCCGCGGGTTCTGCTCCGGTTCTGACGATGGACCGGAGCGGAGAGATCAAGATGTCCATGCAGGGCGAGTTCCTCGCTGATGCGATCGACACGCGCGGCCTGACCATCCAGGCGGACTGGGGTGCGGATGAAATCAAGCCTGTGCTTATTTCCGACGGAGAAGAACACAGTCTCGGGATCCTGATGCCATGCTCGGTAACAAAGAACAGAACGGACACCGCGGACACCATCACGATCCAGGCGTTCGACCGATGCTGGAGACTGAGAGACACCAAAGTAAAAGCCAGCCATTACATCGCAGCCGGCACGCTCTACCTCGACGCGATCGAGAGTCTGATCAGCGCGGCCGGCATCCCGAACGTCATCCGGACGGAGTCGGACGCGGTCCTCCCGGAAAGCCGGCAAGACTGGCAGGCCGGGACCAGCTACCTGACGATCATCAATCAGCTGCTGTCAGAAATCAATTATAAGCAGCTGTGGTTTGACGCGGAAGGGACGGCCATCCTCGAGCCCAGAATGATCCCAACCGCGCAGAACATCAGACACAGCTTCACGGACAGAAAACCGGATCCCAGGAACGCCAGGGAAGCCCACCAGATCAAGATCGCTCCGCAGATTTCCCGGACAAACGATTTTTATTCCTCGCCGAACGTGTTCGTCTGCATCTGTTCCAACGCGGACAAGAGCGCAGCGATGAAGGCCACAGCAGAGAACAGAAACCCGCAGTCTCCCCTGTCGATCTCCCGGCGCGGCCGTGAGATCGTTCGCGTCGAAAACGTGAAGAACATCGCATCCCAGTCCGCGCTGCAGACCTATGCCAACAACCTGCTGAGCGCCAGCATGATCAGCGGCGAGGTCATCACCGTCCAGACGGATCTGCTGCCGGGGTTTGGCGTCGATGAAGCCGTGGCACTCTCCGCAGAGGGGATGGATGGGATCTGCGTCGAGAAGTCCTGGAGCGCGCAGCTGACAGCCGGCGGGCCCATGACGCACACATTGGAAAGGGTGATCTTGAATCTTGACATCTCATGAACAGTCCGCGGGATCAAACTCCTGCGATTTTTATCTCGCAACGGTAACAGCAGTCACCAATTCGGGTATCCAGATCCAGCTCGATGGCGAATCCGACCCCATGGAGAAACCATATAAAAGGATTTACACCGTCAGGACCGGGAACCGGGTGCTGGTCCTCAAAATGAACGGGACTTTCATCGTTATCGGACCACTTTATCCACAATAATGAAGGAGGCACAACATGGCTTTGAATGTGACCACGGCGGTGTTCGGCGAAAACTGCAACACCGCGACCGCGTCCCCGTCTCTGGCGCAGTGGGACAAGGGACAGGTTCTGCAGATCTCCGGCGTGGATCTGCCGGACGCGTATCAGGTCGAGTTCTCGACCGTATACACCCGGAACGCGATCCCGGTGATCGGCAACGCGTCCGGCGTGCAGGTCCCGAACGAACTGCTGCAGCGCTCGGCACCGATCACGGCCTGCGTCGTCCTGCACAGCACGGCGAACAGCAGGGACACGGAGTACTGGGTGACGATCCACATCACGCCCAGGAAGCCGCCGGAGACCATCACACCGGATCCGGAGCAGCAGGACGTGATCGATCAGGCGATCGCCGCCCTGCAGGACGGGACCGCGAGGGCGGAAGCCGCAGCAACGGCAGCGGCAGGATCCGCGACAGCGGCAGACGGAAGCGCGGAGAACGCAGAGGCCTGGGCGGTCGGCCAGCGTGCCGGCGAGGACGTTCCGGACACGGATCCGACCTACAGGAACAACGCGAAATATTACGCGGGCGCGGCTGAGGCAGCGGCAGAAGAGGCCGGGCAGCACGAGGCCAGCTGGGAGAGCTGGGTGCGGCGTGCGGAAGCTGCGGCAGATGACGCGGAAGGATCCGCCAGGGCTGCGGCCGGGTCGAAGGCTGACGCCACAGCGGCGGCTCAGACGGCGACCCAGAAGGCGACCGAAGCAGGCAACAGCGCTGCCGCCGCAGACGGTTCGGCGTCGGAGGCGAGGCAGACGGTCGACGGCGCCATCGGAGCGATCAATACGGCCAAAGAAGGCGCACTGACCGCGATC